GCTGTGTAGGACGCTGTGAGCGCCAGGGCGGCCGCCAGCCCGAGAGCCGCGGCTGGCGCCCAGGGCGGCAGCACGAAGCTGGGCAGGTTCATACCCCGCTCCCGGTACCCGCCTTCTCGGCCGCCCGCTGGTCGGCGGCGAAGTACGCCGAGGCCGGCGGGTCGATCGAACCGACCGCGGCCGACACCTCCATCCAGGGCCAGTACTTGCGGATCACCCGCAGGGATGCCCAGTAGACGATCGGCTGAGACAGGCCAGCGCCGAACTCCAGCACCCCAGGAACCGAGCCGCTGAGCAGGTGCGCGAAGCCGACCGTGGCCGCGATCGCCAGCGTGCGAACACTCCAGTCGAACCACGCCGCATCCAGGAGACGCGACAGCGGGTACTTCAGCGTCTGCGCCGCGGCGCCGCCAAACACCCACGCGAGCGCGATGGTGAGCGTCGGACCCATGACCGAGAGCGCGTGATCGCCGGCACCTAGCCACTTCAGGATCTGTTCAAGCATGTCGCGCTCCTAGACCATTGGGGAATATGACTTGCGGCCGCCCGCCATCGAGGCGACCAGGAACTCGCCGCGCGGCCTGCCGTCAGCGATCGCAATGTGGACCCACTGCCCGAACTCCTCGATCACCTGGTCGACCGGGAACTTCCGCATCTGGATCCAGCGGGCGAAGGTGGCCGGCGTCATGCCAACGACCTTGACGTCGGCCGCGCGCCCGTCCAGGTGGGCCGAGTCGTCCGCGCCGCCCACCGCAGCGTTCAGCCAGGGCGGCCGGTAGCCCGACGTGATGATCATCGGGCGGCCCAGCTGCATGCGGATCGGCTCGAGAACCGTTAGGCAGAGCCGGGCGATGTTCGCGGACTGGGCAGAGTCCGGGATGATCGGCCGCCCGAGGCGCGCGGCAACCTCGCTCTCGCAGAACTCATGCTCGAAAAAGTGGGCGGTGATTTGGTCGTTCACTTCCGATGCTCCAGCGCGCGGTCGATCGAGTCGAGGCGCCGAATCACCTCCGAGAATTGGCTGGCGTTCACAGCGATAGATGTGGCCTGCGCCGCGTTGTCCGACTGCAGCGTCCGCTCGCCCTGCTCGAGCGCCGCGATCTGGTGGGCGTGGGCGTCGAGCGTTGCCTTGAAGTCGGCGAGCATTGCGGACAGGGTCCAGGAGACCACCACCGCGCTGGTCGTAATGGAAAGGCCGACGCTGAGCGCGATCTCAAGCCAGCGGGAACGGGTATCGGAGAGTTGTGCCATTGCGATCCTCAAGCGGCGGTGCCGGACACGCCGGCAGTTGATGAAACCGGGAACCATGTCGAGACCAGCGAGCCGCGACCCAACTCCACCCAGTAGAACCGCGTGGTTCCGGTGGCCAGGGAATGCACGAACGATGTCGCCTTGAACTCCGCCACCTGAGTGGCGCCGGTGCGGTTGTTCGTCGTGGCTGCAAACAGCTTCACGCTGTCGAACTGGTCGAAGGCAGGAAGGGTGAGCGTGATCAGCACGCCACTCGGAGCGCCAGCGGTCGACAAGGCGGTGGCCGGAGGAACCGCCGAGGGCGTGTCAGCAACGGCGGTCTGCAGGCCGGCGATGTACTGGATCCGATAGGCCGAATTGGAGAGGTTCACTCCGCTGATCATTGCCGGATCCGCGTAGCCCTCCGGAGGCGTCGTCTGCCAGGGCTTGAGCCAGGGATTCGCGCCGCCACTTGGAGACGTCATCGTGTTCTGGGCTGGGTAGCCGACAGATCCCGTGGCGGCGCTGAACAGGCCCCCAGACAGATCTGGAAGCGAAACGCCCGATCCGTCGAGCAGGATCAGCAGAGCGCCAGGGGCACCGCCGCCGCCGGCCCCGGGATACATCGTGCCGTATGTCCACGTGACCGGAGACGGTGTCGCGGAGTTGGCGCCGTCCAGGACGATGTACCCGGAGACACCGATGTCCATGCCTCGGCAAATGATCACCAGGCCAGCACCACCCGCGGCGCCAGCGCCTCCATTTGCGGCAACTCCGGACGTCATCGTCTGGATGATCTTCCCGCCGGCCCCGCCCGAGGTGCCACGTAGATCTGTCGGGAGGCCCGTGATCGTCGGCGGAGTGCCGGAGACCAGCGTCAGGTTGTAGGAAGGGATCTGCTGCATCTTGCCGACCGTCGTCTTGGCGGCGAGCGTCTGGTATCGAGTGCCAGCGCGCGAACTGATCACGCTCACCGAGATGCCGTCCATGCCTCGCGTCGATCCGAAGCCAGCCTGGCCGAGAGCGGAAGTTCCGAAGCCGCTGGTGTCGGACACGCCTGCCAGGCCACCCCCGATGCCGTCGATGATCCCGTTCACCGTGAAGAAGCCGCGCACGCGTAGCTGCACGTTTCCGACCAGGTGAATCTCGGCGCCGTCCGGCAACGTCAGATCCCCGAGGTAGTAGTAGACGGCCGCTGAGGCGGTCATGTCCGCGTTGCCGGTGATCGTGTGGATGCCGGTGGCGATGACGCCGACGCCAGAGACCGGCGTGATCGTCATCACCGACGTGAGCGCGGTGCCGGTTCCGTTGTAGAACGCGTCCGGTACCTCGTTCTGACCGAGCGGGCCCTGGCCACCGGTCGTGCTGATGGGCGTCGAACTTGCCCGCCCTGTGGAACCGAACAGTTCCGCCGTCACCGCGCCGGTTGCATGATTCGTCGTGAACTTCTGAACCTCGAAAGAGCGGTTGATCTGCCCGCCGTCAACGTAGTCCCGCACCAGCGGGAGCTTCACGCGAACGATGTCGCCAACCTGCAGAACATTCATCGACGGCAACAGCGTCAGCGTCATGAGCGCAGGAGGGTGCGAATACCTGTCCCGCAGCGCGTTGATGCGATCACGGATCAAGGAATCCGTGTGGCGAGAGCCGTAGAGCCCGCGGAACTCGAAGGTCTTGACGTCCGTCTCTCCGTGCAGCGCGATTGAATCCGTGTCCACGAAAGCCACGGCACGCGTCGAGGTGTCGTCCTTATTGAAATTCCAGTTCACCCGGTAGGAGTTGAACATCGACTCCATGTCGTACTTCAGCGACGACCAGCTGACGACGTTGGACTCATCCAGGGCGGCAACGTATGGAGCGTCCACCAGCACCGCGTTCATGCGCTTGATGCCGATGCGTCCGTCCGCATAGATGATCGGGAAGCACCCGAGCAGCTGGTATAGCTCCGTCTCAAGGAACTTCTTCCCGTCAGTCTTTTTCAGCCCAGCGAAACGGGCGATGAAAGACACAAGGTCGCTGGTCGTCGTCCAAAGGTCCGCGCCGATGTTTATGAAATCGTCCACCTTCACCCAGGTGGTGCTGATACCGAGAGACCAGTGCGCAGGGAGAGTGCCGATGGTCACCGGAGCGCCAGCGGTGGCGCCGTCCGAGTAGATGATGCCCGTGAGAATTGCGTAGATCGCGGAGACGGCCGGCATTTCAAGGTAGATGAACTCCTCCACCTTCGTCCGCTGGTCGACCGGGGTCGAAACGTCGACCGCATGAGGGACGGCGCGCGTGTTCAGGACTCCTCGAGTGCAGCCCGTAAAGTCCGTCGAGGTTGCGCCGGTGTAGCGAATCACCTCGTCATCGATGCGGATATACCCAACGGTGGTGCTGGGCGAGTCAGACCAACTGGGGCCGTGCGCGATCCTTTGGAACCCAGTCGTGGTCACGCAAGGGATGGTGGTATCCGTCGCAGAGACGGTCGACGCGAGCGTCGTGCGCTTCGGGTCGAAAATGTCCCGCCGCGCCTCGCGGGAAATGTCGGAACACTGAAACGAATAGACGCCCTTCGAATAGCTGACGCTCTTGATCACCTGGGTCTGGTAAAGCTGGTACTGGCTGAAGTCGGCGCCGCTGTACCCCTGATAGAAAACGACCGTCTTGCCGCGAAGGCCGTGCAAATCGTTTATCAGCTTATTGTAGAAGGCGCTCGTCAGCGCGGTCCCGATATCGACCACGTCGAAAGACATCGACCCAATCTCTGACCGACCGTCCAGCGGGTAGATCTTCTGCGATACCGCAGACGGATCTTTCAGGACGTTGGAAATCACGGTCCCGGGAACGTTTGCGATTCCACTGTGCGACGTCATGTAGATCGACGCCGTATCGAAAATAATGCCGATGACGAACCGCGGCGACTTCTCTGAGGCCGAGTTTGCGTAGGTGTATGAAGGCGGAAATGTCAGCATGGCTTAAGTCAGCGTCGCCGTGCGGGAGGTGCCAACAGCAAACACGGCACTGGGCCAGTCCCACTCCCAACTCATGTACTGGACTCCCGAAACGGTGGTGACGCTGTAGAACACCGAGTCAAGGAAGTTCATGGATGCGAACCCTGTGACGGTGATCGTGTGCAGGCCGTAGCGAGGAATCGCCAAAGAGTATCCGAGGTCCAGACGCAGCCGGCTGAGACCTCCATTCGTGTAAGTCGTAAACGCCTTGATCGTGTAGGGGGTGCCGTTGGATGACAGCGAGCCGAACGGGACGCCGGGAGCGGCGTAGAACCCGTGTTCAACGATCCCATACAGCGCCAGCGGGTTGCAGTCCGCAGGAACAATGGTGAAGGGACCTCCGGTGAACCCCGGATCCAGAACGCCAAGAGCGCCGCCAACCGCAGGAGCGTAGATGTCCACTGTTTCTTCGTCTCCGGAGTTGCCGCCGCCACCGCCGACACTTGCCGAAGCGACGCCAGGGGTCGCCTCCGTGGCCGGGGCATTGGTCTGAAGGGCGGTTATGGTGGCTCGAAACGTGTCGCGCTCTGCCACACCGGTGCGCATGAACGGCGCGTAGTCGTGACCGGTATCAAGGCGCTTGAGGATCAGCGGGACGGAACTCTCGTCGCGCAGCCAGATCCTGAACGGCTCGCCACTCTCGGTGGAGTCGAGGAACTCCCGAAGCTGCAGGAACTCGTACCCGCAGACCGGCGCGAAGGTGATCCGCCAGAACATATCCGACCGCTCGAACAGCACCTCCATGCCGCCGCCCTTCGAGCGCTCCATCGTCCGGATGTCCGAAACGTCGATGTCAGCGGTTTCGACCTCGAGCGGCACGGTGACAAGAGCCTCTGCGGTGTGCGATCCGTACAGGCTCCGCTTCGCCGTGAACTGCACCAGGCTCATGCCGTCACCTCGAGCGCGTCGAAACTGACCGTGAAGTAGTCGGAGACGTCGGAGACCAGTTCCTTAAACCGCTCGATCGTGTAGCCGTCGTCCTTGCGGCGAAGCGAGAGCGGAACAGCCTCGGTGCCATAGGGCCAGGCCAGGAAGGTGTCTCCGTAGGCGGTCGACGCGACGAACTCCAGAATCCTCGACAGCTGGTCCCCGTTGGCAGGAGCAAGGGTGAACTTCCAGACCGTGTCTGCCCGGTGGTACAGCGTCTCGGATCGGCCATTCGACGCGCGCAGCACCGACTTCTCCTGCGATCGGCGCGGAACTGCATCCTGGAAGTCCACCTCCAGGTAATACGTTTCGTTGGCCGAGTGACCGACCACGACACGGGCACGCGCGGTGTAGGAGACGGCGCCCACTTAGCCGCCCCTCAACTCAAGGGCCTGCCGGCTGTTCGCCGGGATCAGCACGACGTCCCGCCCTGAGACCTCATCCCGGATCGACGTAATAATCTGGTCGATCTGCTCCTTTCCGATGAAGCCGGTGACGAACACCTGAATCGATGGCCGGGAGTCCGCGCCAGACGACCCGGCCGCTCCGGTGCCGTTGCTGGTGAACACGGGATTCGACGGCGTGCCGGGCGCCGTCCCGCCCGCCGAAGCGGCCTGCACGATCTGTGCGCCGCCCAGGGCGGCCGTCAGCGCGGCACTGATGTAACCCTGCGTCCTGATCGCCGCGGCGAGCGGAGCGCCCGCCACGGGCCCGAGGCCGATCGGCGGAGGCATGAGGGCACCAGCGGCGGCGACGTTGGTCGCGGCAATGATCTGGGTCGCCCTGACGGCGGTCTCGAGCGCGATCGCCGCGATGGCAAACGCCTTGTGCTTGCCCCCGAGCGCCTGCAGGAGCTGGACGGCAAGCCCGAAGGTCTGCTGCCGGCTGGCGCGCAGGGTGGCCTCCACCTGCTGGTGCGTGCGAAGCCGCGCCGCGGCCTCCGCCTCCGAGATGGCCGTGCGCTCCCGCGCGCCCTCCTCGTACTGGCGCGTCATTTCGCGCTCGATCTCGTTGTGAACGGAGGCGCGGGCGCGCTCCATTTCGATCGAGACGCGGTTGGTGCCCTCCTGCATCAGCAGGGCAAACGCGGCCGCATCGGCGTCCGCTTTCTGCTGAAGCTTGATCCGCTCCGCAGCAGCCGCAACTTTCGCATTCTCGATCGCGGTGGCAGCCTCCGCACCCCCGCCGGTGACGAAGTCTGCCGGCGGCGCATCTGCCGCAGGGGCCGCAGGAGCGCGCAGCTGCTTTGCCAACTCGATGCGCTGCTTCAGCGTCTCGATGTAGTTCTGGGCAGACTGGATCTGCTCCGGAGTGACGATTCCGAAAGACTGCCGATCCTTGAGCAGGTTCTGCTCGATCGTCAGTTCTTTCGTGAGCGCCTGGACAACGGTTAGATCGGCGTCTGAGACAATGCCCTTCGCGTTGCGCTTGGCGAGCCGGTCAATCTCCGTCTCGATGCCGACAATCGCATGCACCACCGAGGCCGCCGCGGAAGCCAGCGACGCCATCAGCGAGTCGGCTGCCGCCTTCGTCTTGGGATCCTGCAACAGCTTGGTCAGCGAGTTCAGTTCTCCGACCACGCCAGGCAGGCCACCCTTCGCCTCGAGCAGATCGCCAAACGCGTTCTTAAGGCCCTCGAGCGCGCCGCCGAAGTTGTTACGGGCGGCCTCCGCGGCACCCCCGAACTTCTCCTTTACCTTGTCGAGGATCATGTTCTGCGCGTCCAGACCGTGGCCGGTCTCGATCAGCGCCTTCATGATGTCCTTCTCGTTGTCGTTGAACTTCACGCCCGCTTTCTGCAGGGCGGTCAGGCCATCGACAGGATCGGACAGTGCCTTGCCGAGCATCTTTGCAGCGGACGGCGCATCGATTCCCATGCGCGTGGCGAGGTCGAGAACCGACTCGGTCGCGCGCTTGATCGTAGTGCCAGACAGTCCGTCGAAAGACAGCAGCAGGGACTCGACGCCCATGACCGCCTCGTCCGAGAACGTGGTGGTTTTCTGCAACTGAGTGGCGAGCGCCTGGAACTGGGGAGAGACGGTCGACACGCTGGCGCCGGCCGTCAACAGCGCGTTGTCCAGGCCGGAGACCGCCTTCTCGGCCTCCGCCGTTGCGTCCACGATCGCATGCACGGCACCGACCACGGCCGCGATCGAGAACGTCGCCAGGGCCCACGACTTGAGCTTTTCCTTCCCGTCGTCGATCGACTTGGAAAAGTCTGTGACGGCGTTTGCAGTCTCCTTCGTAGCGTCCTTGATCCCCTGCAGGTCGCCCCGGACCTTTTTGAGCTCTGCCGTGAACTTCGCAGTTTCAGCGGCGAAATCGACTGTGACTGTGCCGGAGCTTGCCATTACTTGCTCTTCCCTTTCCGCCGTTCACGTCGGATCCGAAGCCCCTCCTCCTGCTGGGGAGTAAGGACAACGGTGCTCTTCGTCGCCGGATAGAAGTCGTCCGGCTTCAAGGTGCGCGCGTTGCGCCCCCGAGGGGCCACGTTTGCGACTGTTGCCGCCACAACCCCCGCACGGAAGTTGTCTATGTGATAACCGAACGGCTCGACCTTCGAGTACGCAACCCACCGCATGAACTCTTCCGAACTCATGCGGGCTTGCAGTTCCTCGACGGTCGCCCCGAGCGCCAGCGCGAGCCGGTGCCAGAACAGTAGCTCTGGCTCGCCTGCTATTTTTTTTCGGCGTCGCCCTCGGACTCGGGCGCCAGGCCGGACACCTTCAGCGTGGCGGTTGCCATGATGTTGATGATTCGACCGTCCAGCGTGCCCACCAGGCGGGCCGCCTCCTCCGCGGAGGCGAACGGAGAACGGCCGTCCGGCTCGCAGAGCCCCATCGCAACGATGAGGTAGTCCGGGCAACTCCCGCCCTCCGCGGCCGCCTCGCGCATGGCCTTCAGGAGCGCCGAGCGCTCCGTCCCCGTCAGGCTCTTGACGTGGAATATTTCGCCCTCGATCTGCACCGGGCGAACACGCGGCGTAGCGATCGCCGCGAGCCGCTGAGCAGCGCTGAGAACCATCCGGCTGTCGCTACTCACGGCGTGGCCGTAATGGCGCCGTCGATCGTCAGCGTGAAGGACGCGCGGTGTTCCTTCGCGTCCTGGCCGGCGTCGAACTGCTCCTCGTCCCACTTCGATAGGAACGCCTTGAAGTCCAACTGGCGGTTGCCGGAGTCCGGATAGATGATCCGCCAGTTGCGCTTCTGGCCGCCGGCCACCTGCATGTCGGCGTACATCGACAGGTGGACCGCCTCGGTCCAGTCGATCACCAGATTGCCATCGCAACTCTGGTCGGCCTTCTTGCCGCCCACCGAGCGCTTGACGATGTCGTTAAGGACGCTGAAGAACCCCGCAGAGATCTCGTGCTTCGGCGGCGAGATCGTGCCGGTGAGCGGAACCTCTGTGAAGGTGTCCGAGCCGAACGCCGGCAGGACGGCAGCCACGCTGGTGCCGATGTAGAGCTTCGCGCCAGCGCTGGCGCTGTAGTAGGCATTGGACATTTCAGGTCTCCAGGTAGAAACGAAAAACCCCGCTCACGGCGGGGTCGTTGAAGGAATGCGAAAGGCGGTCAGAGTTCCCGATACACCACAAGGAAGTCCTGCGTCAGCTGGCGCAGCACAAGATCCCCGTCGACCAGGCTGTTGTCCGCGGGATCGGACAGGCAGCGCGCACTCTCCACGTAGGTCTCGCCGGCCTGGCCTTTGAACCCGTCGAGCGATTCATGGGCGGCCGCCGAAGCGATCAGGACATCGGCATACGTGGCGCCGACCAGGTCGACCGAGACATTCGCCCGGCCGAACAGCTTGACGCCCCCGAGCGTGCGCGGCGTGCTGCCGGCCGTGCGACGCAGGACGGCGAAGGGCAGAGCGGTGTCCTGCGGCGCATTGCCCAGGTGGACACGCCCCGCCACCGAAGGGATCGCCAGCGTCAGCCGGTCGATTAGATCCTTCTCGAGCATCAGACATTCCCCTCCGGCGACTGCTTGCGGAGCGCGCGCTCCACCCGCAGGCCGATCTGTTTCTGGAACACGAAGGCGGCGCGCAGGCCGGCGTTATCCAGGGCCCTGCGCAGGAAGGGGTGCGAAGGGACGCGCCCGAGCCCGACGTGCCCCTTCGCGCCCGGCTTGCGCTGCAGGCGGCCCGTCCGGCGCGTGCCGATCCGGTGCCCCCATTCGAGCAGGTGCCCGTAGAAGATGCCCTTGCGCTTGCGCTTGTAGGCCAGGTTGTACAGCGCCACGGCCGCCGGAACCTTGAGCCGCGGCCCGACCGACATGGCGAACCGGGAGCCCGCTCCGGACTCCTGGGCGACCACGCCGCCGCCCCTGGCACTGACCCGGAAGGTGCGACCCATCGCCATATAGAGCGCGCCGGAGCCGGACGGCCAGGCCCGGACATTCGCCCGGGCCTGCTCCAGGATCGGCTTCGTGGCGGCGAACAGCGCGCCACGCATCGCCTTCTGCCCGGCCACCTTGTCGAGCAGCCCCAGGCGCTCCTCGACGTTGGCGAGCCCGAGCAGCTGAACGGAGTCCGTCACGCAGAGGTGCCGATGACGATGATCTTGTACGTGACCGACGTGCCCGCGCCGCCATTGGTCAGGGTGATCAGGTCGCCCGTGGCCGCCGTGACCAGGACTCCGGTGCCCGGAGCCTGCCAGAGGAACAGGCCGCCCGGCTTCACCGACAGGCCGTCGCCAGCCGCCAGGAAGAACGGCACGCCGTTGGCCGCCGGCCGCGTGAAGTTCACGTCGTTGGTGTTCGTCGGATCCGCATAGATCCAGATCGCCTTGACGCGCACGAAGGTGAGCGTGGCGCTGTAGATGTCCGTCAGCACGCCCGCGAGGTCCAGATCCTCCGTGGCGCTGGCGGTCAGCGTGCGCGTGTCCGAGAAAATGCGGTCGGCCTGGTTCGCGGCCGTGCCGTCCGACAGCGCGATGGCGATCGACTCGAGCAGCGGAGCGTTGGCGTTCATCAGGTCGATCGACTTGGACTGCTGCGCCGAGATCGACGCCTTGATGGAGACTGCGAGTGTCATGGTGGTTTCCTCTGGGATGAGCGGGAAGGGTTCAGGCAGGCGCTGCCATCGCCTGCAACTCGAGCCCCTCGCGGCGCCCGATTTCGGCAATCGAATTTATCGTGTAGACCAGGCCGTCGTAGACCAGCCGGTCGGTCATCAGGACATCGGTGCGGTGGCGGATCTTCCAGGTGGTCGTCAGTTCCGAGTTGACCGTGCGCGCGGCGAAGAACTCCCGCCCGCGCAAATCCTTCTTCTCGGCCCAGACCTCCGCATAGGCCGCCGGCCAGGTCTCCAGCTGCTCGCCGGAGTTTGGGTCGCGCGTCAGCACGCGGTGCCGCAGTTCCACCAGGCGATCGAGGCGGCCCGGCTGCATTACAGCAGCACCCGGTAGGGCGACAGCAGCGCGCAGACCGACATCGGAAGTTCCGCGACGGTCGCGGCAACCACCACGGGCAGCCGGTTGTCGTAGAAGTGCCCGGTCAGCTGCAGGATGGCCAGCCGGATCGCCTCCGGAACGGAGCCAGGAGACGCGCCGTAGCCGGCCGTGTAGCGAACCGTGATGGCGTCCAGCTGGTTGCGAACCGTAGGCCAGGTGACGCCATAGGCAGGCACCACGACCCCGTAAAGTTCGCCGGGCGACACCTGGTACTGATTCGCGGCAAGGGTCTGCTGCGCGCCCAGGTTGTCGGTGTAGGTGATCGAAGCCACCGCAATGAGCGGTGGCGAGGGAAGAATGATGCGCGAGCCGAACTGCCCGAGGGGCCAGTCGGCGTCGAACTTCTTGTCCAGCGTGCGCGTGATCAGCGCCCGCCCGGTCTCATTTTCGACGTGCGTCCGCGCGGCAATGAGATAGCCGGCGAGGATTCCAGAATCGTCCGACGATGTGAGCCGCAGATGGTCCCGCGCCTCGCCCATCGAAACGGGCTCGCATGCAGGCGGGGTGACGACGAATGTTCCGGCCATGCGTTGCTCCAGTAAAAGGAAAGGGGCCAGGTTTCCCCGGCCCCCTTCGGATCGCTCTGCGCTTTAGGTCGCGCTGTTGGCGTAGTACTTCACCGCCGTCGTGTCGACGAGGTTGCCGCCCGAACGCATCCAGGCGAGGAAGCCAACCTGGCCGAGCTTGGCGTAGGCGGAGTCCTCGAAGCGGAACATCGTGACGTCCATCGCATCGCGCACCTTGTAGTACGAGAAGTCGCCGAACAGGATCGACTTCGCGTTGGCCGCCATCGCCGCCACGTCGTCGTTGATCACGACGCCGTAGCCCAGGATGGTGTCCGGCATCGGCTTGCCGAGGCCGTCCCAACCCGGGATGAAGATCGGCCGACCCGCCGTGTCCTTCAGCTTGCGCACCTTGGCAAGGTTCGCGTCCGACGTCATGAACTTGCAGCTGGTGCTCTGGCGATACGAGTAGTTGATCGACGCGATCAGGTCGATGAGGTCATCGAAAATGATCGAGGTCGTCTGACCGGCCAAACCGACCTTGCCGCTCGAGGCCGCCGTCACTACGCCATTCGGCTGGCCCGAGCCGGTGCCGGTGGTGAAGTGCGTGTTGGTGATGCGGCCCAGGCGATCCGCCATGCGCTTGCGCACGAACGCCTCGACGTCGATCGAGGAATCCTGCAGCAGTTCGAAGGGCACCGCGATGATCTTGCTGGAGTACTTGTAGGTGTTCAGCGAGACCGTCGTGAATGACGGATCGGCCGCCGTGGCGGTCGTGTTTTCACCGATCAGTTCGCCGGTTTCCGCCGTGCCGTCCGAGCCCGGGTAACCCAGCGGGTTGCCCTTCTCGGTGCGGATCACCTCGGCCGCGCCGCGGACGCCGCCGTAGTACTTCAGCGCGTCGATCAGTTCCTTGGCGACGTCGGTCTGCACCGAGAATCCGCCCTGCGAACCGGTGCCGGTCGACATCGTCGCGCGGATATCCTTCCACTGCTCCGCCGTCAGAGCCGAGTCACCGCCGCGCAGCCAGCTGGCGAACAGGGCGCGAGCCGGGGTCGTGGGGACGCCCGCGATTGCCTGGGCGACGACCATGCCGACACTCGACTCCGCCTCGGCCTGTGCGATGCGCTCGTAGTTGCGGATCTGCGCATCCAACGAGCCGATGGTGTCCATCATGCCGTCGTACTTGGCCTGATGATCCTTCGACCACAGGGCGCCGGGGTTCGCGTCCAGCAGGGCGCGAGCCTCTTTCGTCTGGGAGGCCCGATGCTCCCGCAGGTCAAACAGCTTCTTCATTGAAGTTTCCTCGTTGCAAATAAAAAGGCCGCCTCGTGGCGGCCTATGGGAATCGGCGTGCGGGAATCGCTATGCCGAGATGCGAACCGGCGCTGCGTCCTCGTAGGTGCGGAGGCGGCGCACAGCCTCCTCCCACGCCAGAGGGTCGCCCGCTTCGGGGAGAGCAGCAGCCGGCGCCGCAGGAGCAGCGGCAACAGCAGGGAGAGCAGGCGCAGCGACTGCGGCCGGGGATGCTGGCGCCTTGGCGTAGGCCGACAGATCCCAGTGCGTCGTCACTGTTCCGTCCGTGATCGTGTCGATGAAGCCGGCCGCGAGCGCCTCCTCCTCCGAGAACCACGTTTCAGCGGCCATCCAGGCGCGAACCTGCTCCTCGGTGGCGCCCGTCTTGGCGACGTAGTCCGCGACCAGGGTGCCGTCCACCTTCTCGAGCAAGGCGGCCGTCGACCGAAGTTCCTCGGCGTTTCCGACCGCAAGGGTGTGGGCGTTGTGGATCATGAACAGAGAGCCGCGAGCCATCTGCACCTCATCGGCCGCGAGCGCGATGAACGTGGCAGCCGACGCGGCGACGCCCTCGATGCTGGCGATGACGTGGGCGGGGTGCGCCTTCAGGGCCGCATGGATCGCGCGACCGTCGAACACCGAGCCACCCGGGGAATTGATCCGCACACGGATCACCGGAGCCGTGATCGCGGACACCTCCTTGGCGAAATCCGCAGCGGAGACGCCGGTGCCGGTCCACGGGTCGTAGCCGATGAAGTCGTAGATCCAGACCGTCGCCTCTTTGGCGGAAGCCTCGATCGAGAGCGGCAGAGCCGCGGCCTTATTGCGCGGGGTTCCCCGCAGTAGGTGCAGCAGCACTGGAGCCTCCTGTGGCGCCGGTTGGCGCGTATAGATCCTCGCCACCCTTGATCGGTGACAGGTTCTTGAAACGGCGAATCTCGTTGACGGTCATCCAGCCGGGTCCCTGCGACCCGCCGATGGCCTGGCGGAAATAGTCGGCCTGCGCCTTCAGGTCTCCGGACATCAGCCCTTCGACCGCGAACTCGGTGTAGAAGCCCGCCCTGCGGTAGATCTTCTTATTCAGTTCGTTCTGGATGCGGTGCAGGTGCGGGTTCAGCGTGTAGATGACGAAGCCGATGCCGGCCTGCTCGACGCCAGAGCCCCAGGACGTCTGCTTGTCCATCGCGCCGATCATCCACGGCGGAACGCCGAACGCCCGCGCGATGTCCTCGACGTGGAACCGGCGCGTCTCGAGCAGCTGCGCGTCAGCCGCGGTCAGGCTGATCGAGGTCGCCTTGGTGCCGTTCTGCAGGATCAGCGGCTTGCGGCGCGTGTCCGAGGCGTTGCCGTATGTCTCGAGCCAGGCTTCGCCCATTGCCGTTACGACTTCCGGCTTGATCGCGCCAGCCGTCTCCAGCACTACCCGGTTCGCCGCACCGCTCTCGAACAGGCGCGCGGCGTGGTCCTCGGTGCGCAGCGACGTGCCGATCGTCTGCATGGCGGCGTACCGGATCACCGAAGGCGACCGGATGCCGTCGAAGCCGGGCATCGGGAAGTGGAGCATGTACTCCTCCTCGATCACCCGAACCTGCGCTGGCTGCTCGCCGATCTGCGGAATGTTGATGTAGTACTTCAGCGACCCGTCAGGCTGCTTGCACGGCCGGACGTAGGCGGGATGGATCGGCACGAAGGCGATCGGGCGGTTCATCGCGTTGACGACGATCTCGGCGAAGCCGTCACCACGCATGAGCATCGCCAGCAGGATGTACTCCCAGAACAGCGAGGCAGTCCAGCCCGGCGCGGGCGTCTCGTTGAGCAGCCACCAGACATCCGTAGCGCCAGCGCCCTCGCGCGAGCCGTCCGCGTTCTTGCGGTAGATCGGAAGCGGTAGCGTGGACACCACTCCGCTGATGAGCGTCGCCGAGCGGTAGACCGCCGACAGCTGCATGGCCGAATCGACCGTGACCGCTGCGCCCGAGGACGATCGCAGAATCGAGTCGTTGAACGCCGACCAGGTACCAGGGAACCCACCGGCCGCCTGCGGGCCGCGACCCAGGAACGCCCGGATGCGATCGCCGAGCGTCATGTCATCACCTGGAAAGGGCTGGCGTCGTTGTTCAGTTCCGCATCCGCCAGGCCGAACGCCATCAGCAGCGCGACCATGCCGTCGATCTTGTCGGCGCTGCGCTTCTTGTCGGGGGCCATGTTCATGTTCACATCTCGCCTCGGTACTAGGTTGGCGGCGTTCCAGGTAAGGACGGGGTTGTTCCCGTGCCGCAGGTTTGCGGAGGTGTACTCCCGCTCGAAGGCGACCATCGCCGGGCTGTAGCTCTTGGGGCCCTGAATGAAGGGAACGCAGTCCAGGGACTCGGCCTTCAGGGAGTTGACCAGCTGCACCGAGTGCCACGCGTCATATGCGATCTTTGTCGGCTGGAAGCGCAGACAGTCCTCGAGGATCTGCTGAGACATCACGCCGTAGTCCGCGACCTCGCCGGGCGTCTGCGTGATGAGGCCCGAGGCGACCCAGGAGGCATACGGAACCGTGCCGCGGATCGTCCGCTGCTGCACCGCTGACTCCGGCACCCAGAACCGGCCCCACGTGTAGTACACGCCGTCCTTGAGCCAGAGCAGGCGCCAGGCATTGAGGTCGCGCGTGGTCGCAAGGTCGAAGGCGCCCCAGCATTGGGCGCCAACCATGTCGTCCAGGTCGACCGCCCCGCCGCACTGGCGCCAGAGCTTGAGGTCGATCCATCCGTTCGCCGCGGCCGCGCGGCGGTTCAGGCGCTTGATCTGGAACTCGGCCAGGGCGCCGGGCTGCTGCTTCGCCTCCGTGGCGTACTCGCGCAGCTTCGACAGCGACACCGAGACGCCGAGCAAGGGGTTCGCCTTGCCCCACTTGGACTCGTCGAAGTCGTCGTCCTCGTCGTCCAGCGCGTAGTACAGGGCCAGGAAGTGGTCCGCGTCGACCACGCCGTCCAGCACCTGCTGCGCGAAGTTCCGGATCTCCGCCCACGGCCCCGGGTTTTCGTACCCCTCGGTGGTCGTGTACAGGAACAGCGGGTTGTGCCGGGCGCCAGCCGCCGACCGCAGCACGTCGAACAGGTCGCGCGTCTTGTGCGCGTGGAGCTCGTCGAAGCACAGCGCGGACGGGTTCAGGCCGTCCTGCGTGGATGCCTTCGCGTTGATCGGCCGGAACGTCCCGCCGACCTCGTAGCGGGCTATCGCGTTGGCGAAGGCTTCAAGCTGGAACTGCTCGCGTAGATCCGGGAGCTTCTCCACCATCCGCTTCGCCACGCCCCAGACGATCCGGGCCTGGTCGCCAGTCGTGGCGGCCGACAGGATCTGCGGCCCGACCTCATGCTCCATGCAGAACACGTAGAGCAGGATGGCCGCGGCCAGGGCGCTCTTCGCGTTCTTGCGGGCCACCGCGAACAGGGCCGTCGAGAACCGCCTCGAGCCGTCCGGCTTGCGAAAGCCGAACAGGTTGCAGATGAAGAACACCTGCGCGGGCTCCAGGTGGATCGTCTCCGACTTCCAGACGCCCTCGACGTGCGGCAGCTGCTCGATGAACCAGCACGCCTTGTGGGCCTGCAGCGGACTCCAGAGGAACGGAGGCCGTTTCCGGGCCGCACGCTTCAGGTCGGCGAGGAACCTCTTGGCCGCCAGGCGAATCCACTTCCCGTGGCGCAGGCCCTTGCGGTCGGCGATCGCGGCCTCGGCGTAGGCCACCGCGGTCGATACGTAATCACTCGTCCCCGAGTTCCTGGAGGTCGGCGAACTTGTTGCCCTTGGCCCCCGGCTTCCGCCCTTCGACTTTGACACGTGACCTCGATGAAGGACTGAAGCCCATCTCGGAGGCGGCCTTCAGCATGATCTGCGCCTGACGGTTCAGGACGCCAACGTAGGGCGACTGCATGGGGATCCCGCTGCCAGGCGCCTTGATGACCGCCCCGTAGCGGGCGATCTTCTCGGACGCGTCCCGGTGCAGATCCTTGGCAATGACCCAGACGACCAGGATGGAAGCGTCCAGCCGGCGCAGCAGACCGGGCGGCGCATCGGCGATCGCCACATCCCAGACCTTCCGCTGCTCCTCGGTCATCCACTCCGGGGCCGCGACCAGGTCGCCCTCCGGGATCGGCTCCGCGTCGTTGATCGGGCGGCGGCCCGCGTTGCCGGAAAGGAGCTTCAGGTACGTGGGAAGCGGCTTCCGGCCCCTCACGGCACCCCCCCGGCCTCAATTGAACCCCCCAAGCGACAATTTCGCGCCTGGGTAATTTCGGGGAGAGGGCCGGTCTTCGGCTCTTCTCCCCAGGGTTTTGCCGCCCCCCCGGGGTTGTTCCAGGGATGCGCAGGATCAAGCGGGATGCCATCAACCGAGCAGCCTGGCACTCGACCCGTGGCCTCGATGCTCTGCTTCACGTGGGAGTGGCAGGAGGCACAGAGGCTCTGCAGATCACCACACCAGAACGCCCCAGGATCCCCTCGATGCGGCACCACATGGTCAGCGACCGAGGCTGCACGGATGACACCACGCTGCCTGCAGAACAGGCAGAGCGGCTCAGCCTGCAATTGGTAGGCACGCTTGGCCTTCCAGCGTGCCGTGCGGTAGAGCGGGCTGCTCACGTGCGCGAGAGGATCCGCACCGGGAATACCGGGTTGATCACTTCCCCGTTGGACAGGTTGCCGTGGCCCACCACCATGATCACGGATCCGTGGACGCACGCCGAGGCGTCGAGCAGGACGGTGCTGGTGGTCCCGATGCCCTGCTCCGCGCCCTTGGTCATGGGCGCATCCGGGGTGTGCGTGGCCGACGTGAGCGTGACGCCTGCAGGCAGGAGAGCGGACCAGTCGAAGGTCAGCACCTTCGAATCGCCCAGGTAGTAGATCGTGGTGTCCATTTCAGCCGACCTTCACGGACCGACGCCCGCCTGGGTAGACGGCGCGCGGGCCCGATGGTGATAGGACACGGCGACGGCCGCCGATCCTGAGAACGATGTGGGACGGGAGCGTGCCGGTCTCGGACCCGTCATGGGCTCCGACGCCGACCGCGACATCCCCGCCTTCCGTTGCCGTGCCGACGCCGACGATGGCGGCAGCACCCGTGCCCGTAGCCGTGTCCGCTGCCTCAGTCGGCGAACCGGTGCCGGTGTAGCCGGCGGAGCCGAGGCCGGACGCCGTGTCCCCTGCCTCTGTGGCTGTGCCGGTGCCTGTCCGGCTGCCCGTCCCGGAGCCGGCAGCGACATCGCCAGATTCCGTGGCGGTACCGACGCCGACCGTTGACTGCGATCCGGAGCCTGACGCGGTGTCCTGGCCCTCCGTCGCCGCGCCCTGGCCGTTGAAGCCCGATGAGCCGACACCGGCCGCTGTGTCCGCGCCCTCTGTGGCAGAACCGCTGCCGGAGACCGACTGCGTGCCGACGCCGGACGCCTGGTCTCCCGTCTCCGTGCCGGAGCCAGTGCCCGTGGTGGACTGCGAACCGGTGCCGACCGCCGTGTCAGCCCCTTCCGTCGCCGCACCGACGCCCGTGACGCCAGCGCCGCCCACGCCCGAGGCCGTGTCCGACCCTTCCGTGGCAGCGCCCGTGCCGG